AGTACCGGCAAATCCTGCCACAGCTGACGTTGCATTTCGAAAAGTTTTTATGACAGCTTGTCCGGGTCCAGAAGCTAGATCTCCAAATGTTTTCCTAACTTTTTCGTATGCCTCAGCCAGCGGAACGCCTCTATTGGCTGCTTCCTCTACGAAACTATTAAACATCTTAAAAGGAAATGCAAAGACAGAAATAGCGGCTTTTGCCAAAGAGCCAGCAAAGCCAAAAACAGTCTTTGTCAAGCTTCCAAAAAGACCAACAGCACCACCTAGAACTGACTTTATAGTATCGAAGCCTTTGGCCCATAAATACGACTTTTCCGCGGCGCTGCCTAAAGCATCAGCCAGCTCCTCTGCTGCGTCTTTTTGATCTTCAAGGCTCTCTTCAGCATCTTTAGCAGCTTCAGACATATTGCGCTGACTTTGCGTAAAGGTTGTCGTACTGCGCTGCAAAGATTGCATAGTCGTAGTCATAGCAGAAGCCTGACCCTGGATCAGCTTAAGCTGCTTTTCCAACAGTTTATTGGTATCGCCAACTACTTTTTGTAGCTGCAATTGCATTTGAAGTTGTCTGGATACGTCTTCAGCCATGCAACTAAATATCTGCTTGGCAAGCTTGTTTTAATTATGTAAAACGTCTCAGCTTTGCTGGAACTTGCGCCCTATGCCGGCCCATCATTTGTCGAGCACTGGGATCGTTGCTTTCCATACTGCGACTTTGTCCGTTGGAATTTTTAATTTCCTCAACAGCTCTATTTAAAAACCACTGTCGCTGCCAAACAGGCAATGAATATGCTTCTGTATACGAAAACCCCATATAATACATCAAAGAAAATATAGGCTCTAAGTATATGTTTTTATTTTCAGGAGTCAGGCCAAAAAAAGCTAGCCCCAATGGGCAAATCAACCTCCGCTGTTTCCATACAGTTGCTACACTCCATCCAAGATTTCATTTCAATACCTGGTTCGTTATCGTCCATGTACTTTCTCAGCATTCGACTATCTCTAGCCGGCATATTTCTAACAAAAGTGGAAATTTTATTTTTATCAGTAATGCCGTTAATAGAAACAATGCATTGAGCCAAACGACCGGTAACGTTATTGTCAATGTCACCGCTCAGCTTCTTTTTCTTTCTTCTATCAGCGGCAATCGACATGTCTCGCTCATCTTTGCCTGTCAGAAATCTAAACACAACTTTCTTTTTAGAAACCGGCAGCTCAAATTCAAAAGCATTTTCGCCTGGTACTACTGGTTCAATACTAAGTCTTTTAATTGGAAGTTCAGAAAGATTAAATTCTTGTTCACTGCTTTCTCCGCAATCTGGACAAGAAACTTCTGCCTTATAAGCAGCACCATAACCGGTGATCCTGACTGCAGTCATTAACGCATTTCTATCGCCCGATATCAAATTATCAACATCAATGCTTCTGTCGACAATGCAGGATTTAAGAAGCTCTGTAATAACAGTTCCCTTTTTAATCAAGGCTCTAGAGGTAAGAATGTCTTCCTCTTTGGCCGTCATGGCCTTGATATCGATGGTTTCACGATTGTAAGATGCGCTGTCAACAGGATAGATTTTGCCCTGTGATGGCAAAGGAACCGACTCCACAGGGATGTCCATGCCAAAATCGTCTTGCATGACGTTGCGCGTAGCAAATCCTTGCATCTGTGCTTGCTGTGTTGTAAAAACTGAATTTCCGTCTCTGGTATCCGACATACTATCTCCTGTCAATGGATATACGTATCTACAACGTATTGTTTGATTTTAGCGACAGTATGTAAAAAATAAAATGGGGACGGCGAACCGTCCCCAAAAAGCATAACATGCACTTTTGGTTAGCGGCTTTGATCGGCAGCGTGTTCCTTTCGATGGCATTCCACGCACAGCACAACGCCTGAGACTTGCTCGTTTTGGTGGTAATCTGCCACCCACTCAGCAATTTCTGTCTTCCTTTCAAAATTTTCGCCTGGGTCGCCCATTACAGCGACAGCTTCCTGCAAAATTTCCGCAAAGCGCTTCTGATCATGGTGCACGGTCAGGTCCGACGTCGATTGGCAATTGCGGCACGTGAAGCCGGCTTCTTTAAGTTTGGGATAGGTCCAGACTTTGTAAATGTGCGATCTGCATATTGCTGACAGCCTGGATGTTCCTCCTTTCCACTGAGAGTGGTTCTTTCCTGACAATATCTGTAAATTGCCATCTTTCCATTGCTGTTTCATGTTTTTAGATCTTCTTTTTCTTTCACCTCTTGAAAGATAAGCTTTTTCTACAATTAAAGCATACGAAGGATCATTTTCTTTAGTCTTGCCTTTATTCCATGGCACCTTGGACCACAAGCCTTCCTCACGGCGTTTTCGGAGGCTGTTGGCTTGAGCCTTGGGATTGTGACCCCAATTATTCTTTACTCGGGCTTGGTGGCCTGGAACGTAATCGACATAGCCCACAGTCAAGCCCCTGAATCTTGTTTCAGATCCACAGCCACACTTACACAGCGGCCTCTGGCCATTCAGCACAATTTTTAGGTACAGATCTTCACTGGACATGCCGTGTTTTTTGGCAGCGTGAATCCTCATTGAATTAAGCTTAGAATTTTGATAATCGCACTGTGGGCACGTAAACATAAAAAAACCTCCGCAATTGCTTACGGAGGTAATTATAGCATAACATGCACTTTTGATTAATGCGTTTTTTTCAATATTGTAAAACGCAGTTGTCGTATTGAATTGTCAGAGAAATTTCTGCCGGATCATTGGCATCATAAGCCAGCGAACCGAAGTCTGCTGCAGTCAGGAAAGCGCCCTTGATGTCCCAGAGCTCCACGACGGTACCGATGGGATCGAGCATCTTGAGCTGAATGTCACGCTTGTAGAAGTCGGCGTAGCCTGCACGGCCGGAGACCGACTCGAAGTGAGTGCGCACCCATTCCATCACCTGCTGTGCTCCAGACGGCGCGATGGGATCGTGCAAGGTCACAGACATATCACTAAACGTAGATTTGCCAGCGATGTATCTCTTGTGGTTAATGAAAGGAATTTCCACTGACTCGATGGAAATATTGGGTCGAGCGGCGGTCTTGATGATGAAAGCATCGATGCCCTCGATGGCCAGCACCCAGCGAAATTGCCGCTTGGGTTCAAATTTATTCGGTAGCATGTCCGATACTGCGAGAGTTTCTGCCATTTTTTAATTCTCCTAAGTGTGCATAATTATGCGGTTGTTAAAGCTAAATATTGTTGCTGACCACAAAGTCAAGCGAGACGAACTCCACCGAACGGGTGGGCTGCAGGAAGATGCGGCCCCGGATGGTGTTGTTTTCGATGTCGGCCTGCGTGGTGGTGGTCGTGTCGATGATGACTCGGAACCGGTCCAGTCCGCCCTGCGACTGAATGGCCGTCAGGATGGGCTGCACGCGAGCCTGGAAAGCTGCGATGGTGGTGGCGCGGTTGGGTTCGAACAGGAAGGTTCTTGCCACGTCGCGGACCTTGCGTCGGACGTCGATGAGCAGCCTTCTGACATTGACCCGGTCCAGAGCGCTTTGCGCTGCTAGCAGGGTTTTCTGTCCGAAGACCGTCACGCCCGAGTTGGACTGCACGTCGCCGACAATTGGGTTGATGTCAGCAGTGTAGAGGTCGTCTCTGTTCTGCTGCAGCAGTTCGACGCCAGGGTAGACCACCGAGGGGAGGGAGCCGCGTGTGAAACCGGCCGGAGCGAACCAGGGGAAGGCCACTGCATCGTTGAGTGCAAAGGCGCCGAGCACCACCACAGAGGGCGGAGCTGTCACGTTGGTTCGTGTGGCGGGATCGGCGACTACCACATCGGGATAGTAAGCCGCGGCGAAGGAAGTATCGAGAGCGCGACCAGAAAACTGATTGACGGTGTTGGCGACACTGGGCACCTGAGAAGAACCAGTGACAAAACTATTTGATTCGTCCATTTCCTCGATGTCCATGATGTAGAGAGCGTCAAACCTTCTCTCGGTTGCCTCGATGGCGTAGTCTGTGATGGCCGGGTGTCGAATGCCCGGGATGGCCAGTAGCTGAATGTCGACATCCTGCTTGGCTTCCATCAGGTCGACTGCCTTGCGATAGGCTGCAACCGTCGGGCCGTTCTTGCCGCCCTGGTTGGTGTCGTCCATCTCTCGGCGAGCAGCAGTGTCGCTTAACTTGGACTTCTGCAGGTCGAAGATGTTGACGCCATCGAAGCCACCGATGAGCGGGAAGGTAAACTTGAAGTAGCGCTGCGACGGAACGTGTGTAAAGTCCTTAGTTGCATCTAGAAATCTCACCTTGTCGCTAGCAACGCCATCTCTGTCCGGCAGGGATGCTGTCAATACTGCATTTCTACTGTAAGTTGCCGCGGCCCACTGCTGCGGATCTGGTCTATCGTTAGAAGCTGTGATGACCTGCACTCTCTCTAGAGTGAAGAGATTGTTGTTGAATCTGTCGGCATCTAACACCGAACCACCAACATCAGCCGCGCCAGCATTGTCTCCAACCCAGGGGTTCTGAATTGATGTAAAGAAGCCTGGGAAGAACTTGGCATGTGAAAGCAGAGAAGCGTCAATGTTCTCATTCTTGTTAGGCTGCGTGAGAGAATCTTTGTTCTCAAACTGCACGCCCCAGGTGAATGCTTGCTGCACATTTTTGCGAGGCGTTACGCCCACAGCGATTGTATCGCGCATTGGCACTGGAGGCTGAACGACTTGCGCCAGGGTGTCAACTGTAATGCCCGCCGTATTTGCAGAGCCGGCCGAACTAAATGATCCGGTCAAAACTGAAGCCGTATTGGAGGTTCCGGAAGTCACCAGGTGATAAAGCCCGCGGAATCCAGTCGGAAGCGCTGTGGCATCAACTGTACCATTTTCTAGTTCGGAGCTCAGTTCAACCCGCACGTAATTCGAAACGTTGGGATAGTCGCCTTCGACCACCACTTTTTGAGCGCCGGTTGCGGCATCAAAATCGAAGAAGGTGTTTCTGTCTCCAACGCGCTTGGCAATGTAAGAATCCGACGTTGGATCCAGCGTGCAGCCCCTGAAGGACTCAACAACTTCTGGATTTAAATCATTGTCCAGGAATCTTCGAACCAGTACGTCGAAGGTGCCAAACTTATTATTGGCCTTGCTAGAAGCTTTGACGTTCTCAATGGTGATTTTAAATTCGCCTGAACCGATGACGCCATCGCTTAGAGTGTGGAATCGGAACAAGTTAATGTTATTAGCGCCGAATTTTTGTGAAACAACGAAGGGAGAGAAGGCCGCGGCAAATCTGTCCTCAAAGTTTTCAAAGTTTGGCGTGCCGATTGTGGTCGCCGTGGTCGCAGTTCCCGTATTTCTGCCTTGTGAGGAAGTAAGTAGAAGCGCAGCTGGTTCTCCATTGGCCCATTCAGCAGCTGTAACAACGGTTGAACCAGTAACAACAGCTAAATTTGCCGATATATCATAGTGTGCATAGAGATAGTGACCAGCATCTTCAATTTTTGTCGGATCCGTATTAAATACATTGACAAAATAATTGGGAGCAGCAGGATCAAGAGAAGCTGTAAGAATATTTTTATATTTTGCTGTCGGTACTAATCCGTTGGCAAACATTACAAATTCTTGCGTTGTCGTGTTGATCGTTCCAATCGGTGCTCCAGCATCATTAGGCGCAGCTCCAAAAACTCCGGCTGCAGCTAGGCCAACAGTTGAAGAATCATTAGGATCGTTATTTGCCTCTAAGTTGGAGCTAAGAGCTAGAACAACTCCGGACGGCGCCATCAGAATTCCACGAACAATTGGCTGAGCTTTGTTTTCACCTACAGTTTGAATGCCGGCATCGGAAAAAATTGTAGAACCAGCAGACTCAGACATGAAGGCTGTCAAAAAGTGAACTTTGCCCAGTGGGGTCGTAGCTTGTCCAGTTCCAGCTTTTGCATTGTCTCCAAGATTACCGTTAGCTTGCGGCAATTGATTGCCGACAACAAAACCAGCATTTGTTACATTGCCGGCATTTGTTCCGGTGATTGTTCTTGGATTGCCGTCTCCTGTGCCTAACACTCTAACAAAAGTGCCGGCCCCAGCATTTCGGAGCCACTCTCTCATGGCAATCGGACCGAATTTTTCACCGTCTGAATTGCCAAAAGCAGCAATAAAATCCTGAAAAGTCGCCACAGTCACTGGGACGAAAGCGGGACCTCTAACTGCAGTGCCGACCACACCTGCGGGAACGCCGGTCGGTGCAATCTGTGTCGGACCGGTGAGGTCAATCTCTCGAGTGACGACGCCCGGACTTACTGGAAATGTTAGCTCTGCCATTTTTTCTCCTGCACTTTATCTATTTATTTCTTACTCGAAGGTCACTCCGCTGTTTGTGACAATAAAGTCAACAGCGATGAATTCAACCGCACGAGTAGGCACGACCTGAATTTGGCCGCGCATTCTGTTCTGCTCGATTTCTGCGGCAGTATTGTTGGTTTCGTCGCAGACCACCTTGAAGGCTTCGATACCCTGTCCGGATTGAACTGCGGTCAGCTGCTGAACAGCTTCAGCCACGAATCTTGCTCTGGTCGCTGCATTGTTTTGTTCGAACACCAACCTCTGAGCAATGCCACCAATTCGTCTCTTGACGTCGATGAGCATTCTGCGAACATTGATGCGATCCAGCGCACTCTGTGCAACCTGCAACGTTTTCTGTCCGAAGACCACAAAGCCGGCCCGCGGGAAGGTGGCGATCGGATTGATTCTTGCATCGTAGAGATCGTCTCTGTCTGCAGACGAAAGTCTGTTTTCGACGTTGTTGACGAAGTCCAGAGCGCCTCGATTGAAGCCGGCCGGAGCAAACCAGACCTGCTGAGTTCGGTCGTTGAATCCGAGAGCTCCGAGAGCTGCGACTGAAGGTGGAACTTCAACCACGCGATTATTGACGTCATCATCGATGGTCACATCTGGGAAGTAAACTGCCACATAGTTGTTGTCGATGACGCGCGACTCGAACTGGTCGATCGTGTTGGAAACATTGGACCGTCCTGTTGAGTTGTCATAGAGACGCGCAGCATCCTTGTCGTATTCTGGCACGTCCATGACATACATGGCCAAGCCGTAGTCTTTAACGGCTTCAGCAGCGTGGTCAGTAACGTAAGGCTCTCTGACACCAGGTACTGCCAGGAGGTTGATCCTGGTAGATATTGGGTTCGATATAATATCAATGCCTTCTCTCAAAGAAAACACCTGGTTATTTCTGCGGCCCGTACCGGCTGGATTATCGCCTCTGAGTCCGATATCGGGAGAAGTTACATTTTTTCCGCCGGTGTCAGCAGAAAGCGATCGATCTCGGAAGTAGAACATGTCTTCATCGAGAATATTCACGCCA